ACCGGATGGCCGCGCGATTTTCCCCCCCCCCCACGTGGCGCTCTGGTGGTCGTGCGATTTCTCTCCCCCCCTCTCGCGCGACGTGGAGCTCTGGTGTCCGCGCGTTCCACCCGCGCGCTCTGCCTTTAATTTAAATTAAAGGGAATAACTTTCATCAGGACCAATGAAATTGCGTCCTTTAAGCGTAAATATCAGCGTAAGACTTGGGCCCTAAGTTGTTTGACGTCTATAAAATTAGGTCATGTATGACGTCAGTATTATTTCAAAATGCCTAAGCGGGATCCCTCATGGCGCCAGATGGCGGGAACCTCAAAGGTTAGCCGCTCTTCTAATTTCTCACCTCGTGGAGGTGGAGGCCCAAAATATAACAAGGCCTCAGAATGGGTGAACAGGCCCATGTACAGGAAGCCCAGGATATACAGGACGCTAAGGACGCCTGATATTCCTAGAGGCTGTGAAGGGCCTTGTAAAGTCCAGTCATACGAGCAACGCCATGATATCTCACATGTCGGGAAGGTCATGTGCATCTCTGACGTCACCCGTGGCAACGGTATAGCACACCGTGTCGGTAAGCGTTTTTGCGTTAAGTCTGTGTACATTTTAGGGAAGATATGGATGGACGAGAACATCAAGCTCAAGAACCACACGAACAGTGTCATGTTCTGGTTGGTCAGGGACCGTAGACCGTATGGTACTCCTATGGACTTTGGCCAGGTGTTCAACATGTTTGACAACGAGCCCAGCACTGCTACGGTGAAGAACGATCTCCGTGATCGTTATCAAGTTATGCACAAGTTCTACGCCAAGGTCACTGGTGGTCAATATGCCAGCAACGAGCAGGCTCTGGTCAAGAGGTTCTGGAAGGTCAACAATCATGTGGTGTACAACCACCAGGAAGCTGGCAAGTATGAGAATCACACGGAGAATGCTTTGTTACTGTACATGGCATGTACTCATGCCTCTAACCCTGTGTATGCAACGCTTAAGATTCGGATCTATTTCTACGATTCGATAACCAATTAATAAAATTTGAATTTTATATCATGATCTTCAAGTACATAGTTTACATAGGCTTTGTCAGTGGCAAAGCGAACAGCTCTAATTACATTATTAAGGGAAATTACACCTAATTGGTCTAAGTACATCATTACAAGGCGTCTAAGCCTAATCAAATAAGTCGTTCCAGAAGCTGTCAGAGAAGTCGTCCAGACTTGGAAGTTCAGGTAGGCCTTGTGGAGACCCAATACTTTCCTGAGGCTGTGGTTGAACCTTATCTGTATGTGGTACACTCTGGTCCTCGTGTACGGCAGGTCCTCTACGTTGTACATCTTGAAATACAGGGGATTTGTTATCTCCCAGATATAGACGCCATTCTCTGCCTGATGTGCAGTGATGAATTCCCCGGTGCGTGAATCCATGGCCGGAGCAGTTAAGGTGTAGGTATATGGAGCAGCCGCACTGTATGTCCACTCGTCTACGCCTGATGGCTCTCTTCTTGGCAATCCTGTGTCTCGGTTTGATAGAGGGGGGCGTCGAGGAAGATGAATTTAGCATTGTGGAGTGTCCAAGCACGGAGCTGTGCATTTTCCTCTTTGTCTAGGAAGTCTTTATAGCAGGCCCCCTCTCCAGGATTGCATAGCACGATTGAAGGGACCCCACCTTCAATCAAACGAGGCTTTCCGTACTTGCAGTTTGTCTGCCATTTTTGTTGGGCCCCTACTAGCTCTTTCCAGTGTTTCAACTTTAGGTAATGCGGAGCGACGTCATCAATGACGTTATACTCCACTTGATCAGAATATACCTTTGAGTTGAAATCCAGATGGCCACTGAAGTAATTATGTGGGCCTAATGCTCTAGCCCACATCGTCTTGCCAGTTCGAGAACCACCTTCAACAATTAAACTTATAGGCCTCAATGGCCGCGCAGCGGAACCCCTCCCAAAATAATCATCGGCCCACTCTTGCATCTCGTCTGGCACGTCAGTGAATGAGGAGAGTCGAAACGGAGGGGCCCATGGCTCCGGAGCCTTTGCAAAGATCCTATCTAAATTACTATTTAGATTGTGAAACTGGAATAGGAACTTTTCCGGCAACTTCTCCCGGATTATCTGCAAGGCGATTTCTTTGGAAGGGGCGTTCAAGGCTTCTGCGGCAGCGTCGTTAGCTGTCTGGCAACCGCCTCTAGCACTTCTACCGTCGATCTGGAATTCCCCCCACTCGAGAGTATCTCCGTCCTTTTCGATGTAGGACTTAACGTCGGACGAGGATTTAGCTCCCTGTATGTTAGGATGGAAATGTGCTGACCTGGTTGGGGATACCAGGTCGAAGAGTCTGTTATTCGTGCATTGGAATTTCCCCTGGAACTGTATAAGGACGTGGAGATGAGGCTCCCCATTTTCGTGGAGCTCTCTGCAGATTTTGATGAACTTCTTGTTAACTGGTGTCGATAAGCTCTGTAATTGGGAAAGTGTCTCCTCTTTGGTTAAGGAGCACTGTGGATAAGTCAAGAAATAATTCTTGGCACTTATTTTAAAACGCTTTGGCGGTGGCATTTTTGTAATTAAGGGGTGTACCCCAATTGAGAGCTCGCTCTATAAGTCATATGAATTGGGGTAATGGGGACAATATATAGTAGAAGATCCTAAGGGGCTTTAAGCGGCCATCCGCACTAATATT